GATGCTGCTGCTACTGAATCGACTACGATTGTAACTAATCTATCCTTATCACCTTTACGAACTTGCTCAATGATTGTATCAATTGTTTCAAAAATATCCTCAACTGTATCTACTGAAACGTATAATAGTTTAGTTACATCTACTCCAATCGCATCAAAGAATTCTCTACTTACCGCGGTCTCAGTATCAATCAATACTGCTACCCCACCTTGTCTTTGTGTTTCGGCTAACACGTGTGCTGCTAAAAGCGATTTACCACTTTGTTCTAAACCGGTGATTTCGGTAATTCTTCCTACGGGTAATCCCCCATAAGGTCTGTTCGAAATTGCTACGTCTAACATTGCTGTTCCAGTGGAAACCCAACCTGGTACATTGGTTGGGGCCCCATCGGAATCATCATCCAAGAAGAAAGCTACTTTTTGGTCTTTCCACTTTTTGTTAAGACTATCGGCAATTTGATTTGCTAAGTCTACTTTTGCCATAAAAATTATGAATTAAATAAGTCATCAAATGCTGCTGCCACATCCACTTTTGGTGCTGGTGCTGCTGTCTCATCATCCCAAGGTAAATCATTAACTAAACCTGCTCCACCGATTTCAGGTGCCGCGTCTTTAGTTACTAATTGTTCTTCAACTTTTTTCGGTTGAGGAGCTAATGTTTGTTGAGTTACGGAAGGAGTCGGATTTTCTTCTTCAGCTACTGCTGTTGGATTTAACCAATTCTCTAACACATTCTTTAATTCTGCATAAGATAATTCTGAATAGATGTCTGTAATATCAGTTTGTTCATCTAACAATTTAGCCGCAGTTGCCGGAGTATCATGTAATAACGATACATTTGGTTTTACTCTGATTCGAGTTTCAGGATATGTTTTACCTGCTTCCTCTACAATTTCAATAACAATATCTCTACCATTTGTTTCATCGGTAATATCGCCGTAATCAGGATCAGCTACGATAGCTAAAATCTCTTGATAAACTGTTTTACCAAATCCCCAAAATTTAACACCCTCATTCTCTTGTCCTCTTACGACAATTGGTGCGAATGTTCTTAACTTTGGCTCCATTTTCTTACCCGCTTTCCAATTCTCAGTATCACCTAATTTCTTAAGTTTTTCTGCGAACTCTAAAATTGGGTCAGGTCTTCCAAAAGAAGCTGGACTCAAATAAGTTTTGTTGTTAATGTTGTAGTGAAATAACAATTCAATGAAAGGATTTTCTTTATTGAATTTGTAAGGTACGATACGAACTTGGTACTTTCCAGGTTTGGTTTTCCACAATGAGTCCGTTTTCTTCGAAGTGTTTTGCAACGAATTAAGACGTTGCTTGATTGCATTAATGTTCATGCTGTTTTGTTTTTAAGTTTTAAAAATTTGTTTTTAAGTTTTAAGATTATCGCGATTTAATCTCACGTATAAATATCGATTTTCTTAATTCTTATACAATAAAGATACGATAATTTTATGAAACTACCAAATTATTTAGAGAGTAATTTTATCCTTCTTTCAAGATAAAAAACTGCTTTCTTCAAATCTTCTAGTTCTTTTGCTGGGTCCTTCTTTCCGGCCCTTGCTATGTATTTTGCTACATTGAATAGGTATGCATCTTTGTCTAATCCCCACGCTTCACATACCTTTATTACCTCATATGGGTTATCTATACCACCATAATATGCTGGTCCGTTTACTGCTTCTTTTATATCCGACATATAACTTATTTTTTTAATCCGTACTTAATCCATTTGTACCAAACTCTTTCATGTAGATAATACTGAATAGGTTTGTAAATCAATTCTGCTACCCCAAATGCAGCACCTACTTTAATTGAACCACTTATCCACCACATTAATAAGAATCCAACTAAGGTACTTACAATACGATATGATATGGTTTTTGCAATATGTCTCTTAATCAACGGCATATTCTATAACATCCCCATCGGTGTCCATATAACCTTTTCTAATTTTAGTTCCACTTATCAATTCAATATCAGCCGGTGGTGGATGATTGATAACCTCATACCCTACACCTCTACCATAGTTTACACTTTCAATATCAGGAATAATACTTAGTAAAATTTTATCTATGTTTTCTTGAAAAAATGGTTCTTCCATCAAATCCATCATAACTTTATAAGCTGATTTAGGATTACTTTCATCTTCCGGTACATCTCTAATTGCTACCCAAACATCTTTTCCTTTGTCTAATTGTTGACGAATTAACCATTCGTGTCCTGCGTGCCAAGTTTGCCATCTTCCGATGAACATTGCGTATTTTCTTTTCATATAACTAATTTACAATTTTATTTTTATATTCCCAAATCTTTACGAAGTTTTTTGAAAGTATCTATTTCTCTTTCATTTGTAGTATCTAAATCAATATAAAATTCAGTAGGTGCTTCGTAGTTAGAAACATGAAATCCTTCTCTACCTCTTTCATTCGAAGTATGAACATAAATTTCTATTAGATTTTCACCCATTTCTGATTTGAATTTATCTCTTTGGTCTTTGTATGGTGAAACCAATGATACCACTACGTTGTAGCCTTTGTGTTGTAAGAACTTAGCCAATGTTTGTGCATTAGTTATATTCTTTCTACGACCTTCTTCTGAATAATCTTTGTTTTGAAATACATCTCTAATATCATCACCATCAATAGTGATAACTTTATGTATTAAATGAGCTTCCATCCAATTAGCCATAGTAGTTTTTCCACTACCAGGTTGTCCTGTAAACCAATATATCATAACTATTTATTTTGTCAAATCTATCACATCAAATACTCTTGTATAAATTTTCTTTACACCTTCGGTATTTGTAACCAATATACAATTTCTATATTTTTCCCAATCAACTTCAAACTTATTATCCAATTGTCCACCGGTCGCTTCCATAATAACATTGTTCAATGCATTGATTGTATATAATGTATTACTTTGTTTTTTTCTATGCACCAAAATAGTTTTCATTTCTAAGTTTGGTTGCTCATTTTCTATTACCACATTATAAGTTACAAACAATTCATTTGGAATGTTTTTGTTTTGAAGAACATAGATGTAGTTATAAGCTAATGTATAATTGCTTTTAATTAATTCTATATGATTTTCTACATCTGTTTTTGTACTAAACGTACAAAGTAATTGTGTCTTCATTATGTGTGCTTACTCTCTTATTTTTTTATTGGTTCGATATGTGATGAGTTTGCATTGTTTAGTGCTAAGTATTTACACTCCTTACCCGTTGCTGCAATACCCGGATCATAACTCCAACCCATCCCACTAACCGTATTTACACCATCAATCGTTTCATGTTGAATACCTTTCTTTGTATATTTAGTTCTTAAGTTACCAAACAATTGATAATCTATATCTGCATTATTAATTGCCTCTGCTATTGCTCCCATTTTACACCACATACCACATTGTTGTTTGTATGTTTCATAATTTTTCTTTTGTTCCACAGAATTTTTTCCGAAACATTTAGCGTATTTTTTAAATGGAACTTTAGATTCTATTTTTTTAGCCATCATACCCGCTTGTCTTTCACCTTCTGCCATTGCTTCTTTTGCAGTATTTTTATCTATTACACCATTTGCTACTGCTCTTTTTACAACATCATTTAATTCTCTTTGTTTATTATTAACTTCTGCCGCAGATTTTACTCTCTTATCTTTTGAACCCGGTGTAAATGACCATTCATAGGTAGCAAACATTTTTATTATTTCTTTTTTGGTATCAAACCCACCTCCTTGATGTTTATAAGTAGTCATTGCTACTTTATCCATACCCGCACTAGCACCACCTTTTTCAAACTTAACACTTAATCCACCTTCAATTAATACATCGGATTTGAATGCTTGTAAATTTTTTGCAATTTCAGCCGATGGTCTTTGTCCTGCTTTTATTAAAAATGAAGGGGTTGGTTTATATGTTACAATATCGGTAACTTTCCAATTGGATGCTGCTGGCATAAATCCTGCATACCCATGTCCTAACTTATTCATAAAATCAAATATTTCTTGCATATCCGGTACTCCTACTCTAAAATCCGGAGTATTTACCATTGATGTTGCAATATCATCTAGTTGTTTAGTATATTGTTCTACTTCACCTCTATTAGATTGGTTGGGTGCTTTCAATGCTGCTATTTTATCCATCACTACTTTTTGTTGAGGAGTGAATTTTTTAGCACCATTGTATTTGTATAATAATGCAGTTAGACGAGTATTTATCATTTGTTGCATATTATTTAAAACTATCGTTCTACCTTCAGGTGTTGATGTATCTCCACCAAAATCAATACTTTCTATTTTACCTTGTGCTGCAATAAAATCAACCATTGCATTATGCCTTTTAATTGCCGAAATAACTAATTCTGCTTCTTTTTGATAATCTGGAATGTTTTTAGCTTTTAATTCTTTAGCTAAATCTTGTTGTTTTGGAACTGATACTTTTTTTAATGTGGTTTTGCCAATCGTTACTGCTGTTACTTTACCACCTTCTTTTGTTATTTTAGCTTCTACATTATATCGTTTATCTGTTAATTTCGATGCTACCATTGTCTTTTTTGATATTGGTTGTCCTTTATCAAAAATTTCATTTGTTTCTGCATAACTATACAATGCTTGTTTTGCCGTATCATCCATTGTAGGTAACAATATTTTTGCTCTTACATTAGATGCAAATACACCTCGTTGAGATGTTATGTATATTTTATTTTCAGATGCCGCTGGTATTGTTATATATTCACTTGCTATTGCTTTTTCAGCTGCATTCAAATCTTCACCGGTTATTATTTTAGCAACAGCTATTTTTAATTTTTGTTTTTCAATTTTGTTTGCATCAGGAATCTTATCAACAATTTTATTAATTTCTGTTATTTTTTGTAGTTGTTTATCTTTTGGAAAAAATGCATCATCTTCTTGTTTTTTTGCAGTTGATAATGGTTTAGATACTACTTTTTTATTTGATGCCGGTTGTGGTTTTTGTTGTGGTGCTACTTTAGATTTTGGAGTAACTTGTGGTTTTTGCTTAGCATAATATTGTGGTTCTTCCGGATTAGGGTCATCCACCATATCTACATTTTTTTCACTATAACCTGCGCCTTTTAACATTGCAGCTGCTGCGTGATATGCTGACCTTGCTCCACTACCTTTTTGGTCTTTATAATTTAATGCCGATGCAACCGTTACATATCTACCGGTATCTGCATTTTTTACTTTCTTTTTTAAGATTGCCGCCAATTTAGGGTCAGTACCATCTTTTTTAGGAGCTTCTAATGTAAATTTCTTTGGTGCTAAACTAATAGCTTCCATTAATTCTACATCGGTAAATGCTTCTGCACCGAATTGTTCTAATACTGAACGTAAATGTTCTAATTGTTCTTTGTTATTAAAATTTGGAATTGGGTATGTAACACAAAATTCTGTTAAAACCTCATCAATAATTTCACTAAGATTGTCTAAGTTAAAGTTCATCATAATTTTTACCGGTCGTTGTTTTTACTTCGTATCTACCAAATCCACCTCTTAATAATGGAATGATATCAGTATATAAATATTGTTTTTCTGTCGGATGCACATCAAATACGAACGCATCGTAAGTATATAATATCAATTTTGTGTGTTTTCCTTCTAATTTCTCTTTTATTTTTAATATTTTTCTTATATTTCTTTCAGTTTCATATGCTTGAATATAATAATTAAGAACTTTTGCAGGAGTTATAGGTTCTAATCGTTCAATACCAAACTGAATATGATATGAATGTGTAAAGATTGCTTTATTTTTTACAATTGTTTCTGATAATAAATTAGTAAGGTGTTGTATTTCTTTGAAATATTGAATACCTAATAATTCACTTCTAATCCCACCATATAAGTTTTGAAATATTAAAGTTTTTACTTCATTTCTATCATCAATCCCCATTTGATTTCCAATCCATGTATAAAAATCCACCCCACTACCATAAAAATCTTTCATCCATTGCATTTCTTTTACATTTGCAGTTGAATTAAGTTTCATTTGATAAATAATATCCATCAATAATCTCGGATGATATGCTTCAAAATCACAACTAATCAATTCACCGCCATCAAATCTACTTATAAATGCTTTTCTTTCACCGGTATCTTTTTTAAGTGCAGCATAGTTTACACCCCCATATCGGTTCGATGGTCGGAGTGTAGATGTCATTAGGTTGTATTGAGTGTAAACATAGTTATCCTTCGTTAAATGAACTGGATTGTAGTTTAAAACATAATCCCCATCTACTTTTAATCCACTACTTTCAATATAACTAAATGCCTTTGTTACATCATCTATATATTGTATTGTATTTTTATCTATATTAATTGAAAACTTAGAAACATATTGCTGTATAAGTTCTATTTGTTTAACCATTGGAATACTATCATTCAAATATGGTTCACTTTTAAACTTTGATTTGTAAAATTGATTTAATCCATTATCACCCAATTCAATATCATGATAACCATACTCAATAAATCTCGCTAAATCTATATCTAATCCTTTAGTAAAATTTAATATTTGTGAAATTGCTTTGTAATTAAAAATTAACTGAGGATGTTGTGTATCTAATAATTGTTGTAATGCTTCTACTTTAATTCCTAACCCATCACCATTGTTTACATTTATAACCCACTCATTGGTTTTTGATTTGACATAGATAAAAGATATACGATTGTTCATCACATGTTTTTCTTCATCTGATAATCTAACATATATTAAATTACTATTCTTTCTATACTCTAATAAGAAACTTTGGAAATCAAATTTATCTTCTACAAATATCATGTAACAAAGATATTCTTTTTTTGTTACAATACAAAATAAAAAGGAGAGTAATTAAACTCTCCTTTCGTTTGTGATTAGAAACCACCATAATTTTTTTCATCGGATTCTGTCCAATGTTTAGCTTTTAAAGCGTGTAAATCAATTGGCTCTCTTTTCATATGCCCACCTTTGTTAAAGTTTGCACCTTTTTTTAAGTAACCACCCAAAAAGTTCCTACGGAATCGATTTGAGTTATTTGTCTCCGAGCCATGAATGTTATGTGAATGTAACAAAACTACTTGACCCTTTCTGCAATGTCCTTCGATTTTTCTAAAGTCATGTCCTTCGGGCATAACACAAGGTTTACCTCTTTCATTTCTCCAAAAGTTAGGATTGGTTTTTGTTCTTTCCTCATCTACTTCAATTGGTAAAATTGGTAATCTATGTGAACCTTCGTAAATCCACACTGCTCCATTTTCAGGATCGTGGTTGTCTAATGCTAAAGAAGTGTTGATAATTTCGTTGTGTTTACAACCTGTGTAAAATGCATTTTGATGCTGGTCTCTACCTAATTGTCCAGGTGGTTTAAAGTAACACCACGTTTGCATTCCTTCTGCTTCACCTTCCATTAAATATTCTACTGCTTCCAAAACTTTTGGATGACAAAATAGTTTTTCTAATTTAGCTGAAATTTTATGTGGATATGAAAACGGGTCCCAATCTCCCCACTCTTTACCATCTTCGGTAGTAGTACCGATTCTTTGTTGACGAAGTGTTTCTAACTCCTCGTTAATTTCATCACACTCTTCTTCTGTTAATAAATCTAATATTGTGAATCCTTTGTATCGCCAATCAAATGTAATTTGTTGGACTTCTTCTTCACTAAGATGCTTTAACTTTGCCATATAACTTATTCTTTATTTATTATAAATATAATGTATTATTTTTTATTTTCCAAATAATACTATGAGTTTTATCACCCTTTCCAAAATTTAAGATAATCTGTCATATAGGTATCTAAATTTGAAATAATTTTTTTACCATATATTACTGAATTTTTATTCATTTGTTCCGTTTCATTTCTATCACCATAAATTTTCCATTTAATCCTAACTCCAAAATATAATGAATCTTGTTTAAATGTATTATATGTTATTTTATTTACTTCATATATTAACCCATTAGATTCATTGCGTTTTCTAACAAAATATCTAAAAATGTATTGATAGACATAATCTTGTTCAGTTGGCATTGGTTCAAATGTAATAAGTTTTAATGAATTATACATTTTTACCTCTAAATTCAAATAATTTTTTATAATTTCATCCATATTATTTTGATATTCTATATTTAAATTCTATTATTGTTTCCCATTTTGCATCATCTACTTTATGTTCTACATTTGTAACTTGCCAAAATCCATCATCTAACCATGGTGCCGGTGTTGGTTCTATCTTACATGCCGAACCAATTGTTATTCCAGCAACTCCTAATACTGTCATACTAATTGTTACGGGAACTAAAGCGTTTTTATGAATTTCTGCATTACCAGTACCATCCTTAGCATATAGATTTTTTACTACACTTACATCTTTATATATAGCCCACATAATATCTACACCACCATCTCCAAAATTAGCTTTTTTTGAAAATTTAATTATATTAGGTCCTCCTACATTAAACTGATTTTTAAAGAAAGTGGCAACTCTATTGCCCCATAATGTATACCATGCTGGTTCGGGAGGTGGTGCGGGTGGAGTGCCGCCACTACCAATACCTGTTCCTGTTTTACCATATGCTGCTTTAGCTAATGGATCGTTTGAAAGGTCATATCCAAACATTTTTGTACCCGGTGTTCCTAGTTCTTTTGTATCAGAGTTTGAACCTAACATTATTTCACCTAACATTTCCTTTGGTAAATCTGCCGTTACACTTAAATCTATAATTCTACTATTCTCCGTAAATAATTTTATTGGAATAGATGCTATTGATGGCTTATCATCCATAAAATTTAAATCTACAATTGAAAGTATATCTTTACCCTTTTTACTACTTGCATCCGGTCTTACTATTAAATTATACAAGCCTGCTCCTGCTACATTTAATTCATCTACTATTTTTTGTAAAAAATCATTTATGGTTTCTACCCCCTTAGATGCATCTATTAAAAATTGTGTACTTATGTAGATATTTTTTATATAGCCTGCATACCCATCTTTAAATTTAAATGTTTGCATCTTGCCATTATACGGGTATTGTGCGGTAACGCCGGCCTGTGGAAATTCATGTGTACCATTGAATGGCCCAAGTTTTTGTACTCTAGTTGTTACTGGTTTAAGTATTCTTACTCCTTCCGCTGTGGTGGTTGTTGAATCAAACGCCATCGTTTTACTATTTGGAAATACTACATGTTCCGATACACTAATCATATTCGGATGACCCATTGCTACTGCATTTTCCAAATCAATTGCAAATTCCAATGAATTATCGTTTCCACTATCAATTTTATAACGTTGATTACATAATTGATTTATTGCAAATCCTAATTGTATGTATTCTTGATCTGTTTCACCAATAGAATCAAACGAATCGATAAGATTTGTTACTGACCAATCACTATAATTTATAGCGTGTTTTTTTATTTCATCTTTAGATGTAGTTGATAGTGTACCATCTAAATCTAATGCTTTTGCTACACTTGTCAAATTATTATCAGTTGAATCTGCATCAACTGATGAATCTTTATTTTGTTGTTTTAACGAAAGGTATCCAGGTATATCCGCAGGTGAACCTAATTCAATTACTGTATCTACTGTTGCATCTGCATTTATGTTTATACTAAAATTCACTAATACACCGGCTAATATATCTATTTTTTGTTTATATTTTGCAACTTCCGTTTGATACTTTGCAGTATTATTAACAATACTCTTAGCCGTAGTTAATGGATCTGGAAAATCGGCGGGCATTGTACCATTACTCCATCCCCATATTAAACATTGTGTAGCACCTGGAATGAAAAACTCTGAATTTGCTTTAAATTGAGTCATAGATGCAAACCTAACATTAATTTTTGCTTTTTTAATTGCACCTAATGTACCACTTGTTCCAACTTCCAACCCCGTTATTATTGGTGGAAATCTTTCGGTAGTATTCATTTTAGATAAACTAAAGTTAGTGTAACTAGTGTAATTAATTGTTTCCTGCGTTCCATAAAATTTAGTTAATGAAATAAATGGTTTACTTCCACTAAAAGTATGTTTAGGCGTATCATTAATTGCCTTTGCAATATCTGAATTAAAGTAGGTAATTGCTGGAAATACTGCCATAACTTATTTTATTAAATTTTTAATCTGTGAAACATTTGTTGGTATTCTTAATTGAGTACCCGGTTCTAATTTTAAATCTATATCCGTTAAATTGTTTGTTACTGCAATTACCCACCATAAACTAGCATCTCCAAAATAATGATTTGCTAATAAATCTAAACGGTCTTCTGCGCTTGTTATAATTAATATATCACTATCAATTGGTTCTATATGTGGTAGAACAACTGAATTATACACATTACCCTTTCCTTTTTTATTTACTATTGTTATATTATCGTATCTCATTATGCTGCATTTGGGTCAGTTATTAAAAGTGGGTTGCTTACCGGAGAATTTACTCTATCAATAACATTACGACCATCCATAGCTTCTACCGGTATATCATCAATTTCGTAATATGGACCATCTACTTGTGGTGGTTTAAAATTTTTTAAATCAACATCTACTATTGTTTGTGGTTTTGTATGTATTGTAAATGCCGAACCTGTTGCTTGTGTTTTATAATGTGGCGGTGTTGGTGTTTTCGTTGTGTTTGCAATTACTTTATATGTTATATCCATTTCATATATAAATGGTTTTTGCATACCTTCGGTTATTTGCCAGGGTGATTCATCTACTACGCTTATATTTGCTTGTGTTAAAAACCCATATTTTTCGTCTATCAAATCACCAATTACTAATGGAACTATTCTACCAAATACACCATTTGCTCCACCATTGTTAGGTAATGTTAATGCTTTAATTTTGTTTGCTTTTTCCCAAATCAATGCTAACTCTAAGTCAGATTCTGCATACATTTGAAATTTAAAACTAATTTCTCTGTCCCAACTATCATAAAGATAAAATTTAAAACCACTACCTACTGCTTTAACATCTGTCCAACTTGGTGTTGTATTATCCGATATACCAGTAAGTGTTGCTAATAAAATGTTATCATCGATTTTAAATTTAATTCTATCATAGATATCCGTAACATTATTTAATATATCACGTTTTTGTTTAAGATATGGATTTATATATGAAGCATCTACTTGTTTATTTTGTGATTGTTTTGAACTTGATGCAAAATAATAATCTCTATCTAATATTTCATTATTTTTTTTTAAATCACCTTCAATAAAAGCGGTACTATATGGTGCTGTACTTGTGTTCCATCTAACAGGTTTAATCCAATAATCACTATAAGTTAACTCACCTATTGATGTATACGATGCCCAATAACTACCAGTGTTTTCATTGAGTTTTCCCTTTGTACTTGTTAATGAACTATCTGAATTGACCTCTGCTCCACCTAAATTAGCATATACTTGACTTATAAAATAATCTGTATGTAAACTTTGATGTGCGTAATTTTGGTATACCGTATCTATATGATCTTCAGGTATGGGACTTCTACTATACTCTAGCTTTGTATCATCCCATCTTCTAAGTGAATCTTTTGAATATATACCAGCTACACCATCTGTATTTTTATCGAATGTTTCATGTAATGCTAAATTACTAGTGTATCCTCTTGGAATATATTTTAATGGTAAATGTATACTTGAGTTACCTAATGTTAAGTTACCACCATCATAACTAGTATTCAATACCGGTACTAATACAGTGGTGAGTTTACCTCTTGCACCTTTTGCCAATTCTTTTGGTCTTTTATTAAAATATTTTTTACTATATTCAGAGAAGGTTTGAAATGAACTTGAGTATATGTTTTTTAAATAATAATCTGACTCTAATTTTGCTTTTGTTGATTGTGTATACATAGGTTCCCCAACTTTTGGAAACCCAGGTTCTCTTAATTGTTGTGTACCACCATAATAAATTACTTCATTATCATCTAGTGTTGTATTAATAACAAATGCCGATGGAAATACTGGTTCAAAATGTTTACCTTTTATATTATTATTTAACCCAACTTTTGCTTTTCTTATTTTTGTTGTTTTACCACCAAATAAATTACTTACTGTTTTTAATGCCCCAAATGCCAAACCAGATGCCGCTGCTAAACCAGTTGGTATTGCATTTTCTTTTAATTGACCAAGTGTTCTATTTCCTGTTAAAAAATTACCAATTGCACCTTTGCTATTATTAATAGTATGTTTATATAATTGGTTATAATATAAGAATTTTGGATTATTTGAATCCGGATCTTCTAACCAATCATCTGGATATAATGGTTTAAGTAAACTATTAGTTACTTTATCTACGCCTGTTTTAAGAACTTTACCTATACCCGGAACTAATCCAATTGTTTTACCTACGACACCACTTGCTCTTTGTATTGCTTTTTTATTAGCGTGTGGGTCTCTTTGTAATAATATTCTTGGAGCATCTAAACCATATTCTTTTAATGCTATAGCCGGAAACTTTTCTAAAAAATTAGCTTCTACTCTTAATCTATCTATTGGTTGTTTACCTACATATTTTACCAATAATTCTTTTGCATTTACTCCGGTAACATTTTGTACAAATGTATTTGCTGCACCTAATAGTGTAGAACTTTGGGGAGCCGGAGTTGGTTGTACTTTGTTGCCGGCTTGCTGTGATGCCAAGTCTGATATAGCCTTTTTATCGTTAATTAATTCGAATAATGTTTTTCCCATATCCTATCCCTTATTTATTTCTACGTTCATTACTTGCTAATTGTGTATTTACTTTCTTACCATCTAAATAAACTGATACTTTACCACTATTTAAATCTGCTCTTAATCCTACAATTTCTTCTAATAATTTATCGGATGAACCTCCACCACTATCTTTACCTAATCCTAAAATATTTAATAAACCATTACCACCACTCATTGCCGCTAATATCGGTAATGCTAATAATCCCATAGTTCCTAACATTGCTAATGACCATGCTAATGCGGAAATCGCAACTGCTAATAATAATACTTGTGGTATTATTGTAATTAATCCCGTTAAACTAGATGTTATTGTAGGCATTATAGTTCCTAATATTGCCATATTTGGTGCTACTAAAGATAGTGCTAAACCTAAAAGCATCAAAGCCCCTGCTCCTATTAGTATTGGTCCTGCTAAAAATCCAAAAAATGCTAATCCTAATCCTAATGGTATTAATGCTAATCCAAATAATGCCATTTGTCCAACATCTATTTTACTCAATGCATCGCCAAACATACTAATACCGATTGCTACTTGTTGTGCTGCTAATCCAAATACATAAAATGCAGCAGATGCTATTAATAATGCACCGGCACCTGCTAATATCATTACACCAAATAAACCTAATACACCTGCTACTACACCCAATAATGCCATTGCCGCAATTCCAATAAATACATTTTCCCAATTAATATCATTACCAAATGCGTTTGCTGCTTTTGCAAATACAAAAAGTGCTGCGGCTAATATTAATAATGCAACTGCTGCTTTAAGAACATCACCCATTTTTATTTTACCAAATTTATTTGCTTGCCCCGCCGGGTCTCCACCTGGTGCCGCCGGAGTAGGTGTTGCTGCCATCGCTGGTGTTTTGTTTGCTTTAAATCGTTTATCCGGTAGGCCGGCTTTTGTTAATGGTCCTGCTATTGAACTTACATCGGTTGAAGATTGTACTGCTTTTAAACCAATCATTTTAGCAATTGCTTTACCAATCCAACTCACCATGCTTCCAAGACCACTAATTATTCCGTTAATTGGTCTCATCATAAAAGCCATTGCTTTTGTTAATGCCGGTATTTTAATTCCCATCATGCTAAGATGTGCTCCAAATTGTGCACCTGATAATACCAATCCACCCATTCCTTTTAATGCTTTTCCTGCAATTGAATCACCAATTACATGCATTAAGTTTGACATTGTTTCATATTTCTGTGCTGCAACACCATGTTTACCAGCTAAGGTTTCTTCATGTGCTAGCATTTTTTGCATTTCACCAACCGAAACTCCTAGTGCTTTTGCTACTGCTTGTTTTTGGTAATAATCCATTTTCCCAAATTCTTCTATTCCACCCGCTGCGTGTAATGCTTCTTTCATTGCACCCTCTATATCATTATTATATGCTAGCTCTCTTGCCTTATTTAAGTTTAAATTTCTACCTAAAAGAACACTTGCTTCCATTTCAGCATCAATTGAGCTTTGATAATCTAATAAACTATCTGCCATTTTTTCTGCTACTCCTAAATTTACTCCTAATTTTGCTGCTGCAATTGCTGCATCACCAATATTTTTTCCACCATCTTTTGTAAATTTAGCTAAAAATTCACTATTATTAGCAATATCTTTCATTGCCTCACCCGGCATTACACCATTTGCTGCGGCTAAAGCACCTACATATTTAAGTGTATTTTGTCCTGTTTCCCAACTTTGCCCTTGCATTTCACCAAATGCCGTTGATAAATAGGCAGCTTGCTCACCACTTAATTTATAATGATACGCCAACATAGCTGCATCAGCTGCCATACTATTTGAAATATGACTAGTATCTCCTAATTCTTTACCTAATTCTTTTACTGCTTCTGCACTTTCTTCACTTAATATACCAGCAATTAACATTTGAGATTTAAATCCTTTTGCCTCTGTTAATCCATACCCCATCTCTCTACCAACTTCGTGAAATTTATGTGCTAGTTCACCTGCCCCAAACAAAGCCATTCCGATCATATTTCTAGTAGAACTAAAAAATACTTCTGCAGTGGTTGTTACTTTTTTGAAAGTTTTCTTTATACTTTCTAAATCTTCATTTAATTCTTCATATAAAGCTTTAGTTTCTTTAGACATATTAGCAAACTTACCTGCTTCTTTAGTCTGTTCAGTTATTGTATCTCTTTGTCCTATTAAGTTATCTAATAATGCCTTTTCTTCTACTGATAATGAATTTAAGTTTCCTTCTAATTGAGAAATTTGTCCTTTTAATTGGTCTGTATAATATGCAATTTCTGCACTTTTTGCCGCTATTGCTACCCCATCTTCTTTATTAAGTTGTGCCATTTCTGCAATAGATGTAATTGCATCTGCTGCGAATTCACCACCCTTTTTAAATGTATCTTTTGTTCCGGCACCAGCCGTGTCAATACTTTGTGCAAATTTAATACCTTCCTTTGCTGCTCCTGCTAAATGATGTTTTAATTCTTCTTGTAATTCACTCATACTAGAAATTGAATCACCTGCTGCTTTATAATTACTTATTTGTTCTTTCTGACCTTTATGTATTTCGTTAAGAATATCATTTATTTTTTTTAATTCTTTAACGTTATTTTTAAGTGCACCATTTTGTTTCTCATTTAATTGTGAACTATTTCTAATTGCAACTGCTTCTTGTTCTCTTAATTGAGTAATATTGGACAATACTCTTTGTCTTCTTTCTTCTAATGAAAGACCTTTTTGAATATCAGAGGTATCTAATCCTGAAGATTGTCCTTTTTTGGCCATTATTTAGTATGGTATTGTTTCATTTTTTGCTCAAAATCACCCCAAGTATCTTCTAATTTTTTCATTTGTTTAGCTACTTCTGGATGAACCCCCGCCTTTTGCGCTGCTGCAATATATCTACTACCTACACCTTTTTGTAATGATTTGAAAAAATTATCTACTATATTAGTAAGTAATCCTTCGGAAATTTGTTCTTTATTATTTTCCATATCTTTGCATGATTTTATATAAATATCATATAAAACAAAAAGTTAGGAGTTTATTTTCTCCTAACTTTGCTATTTGATTTTGCGATTTGTTCTTGTTCTTTCTTTTTTATTTCCATTAATTGATGCACATACATTCTTCGTATATGTAATGGTAAATTATACACATCGGAGAAAGTAAATCCTCCACCACCTTGAAAAACCAAAAAGAATAGTTCTTCATAAAGTGATTTTGTATAATTAGGTGGTAGGGTAAAAAAAGTTAATCCCAAATGGGATATCTAGTGCCTCCGATTCACCTGTTATATCTGATACAAATTCGTACTTCATATTCAAATCGGGAGACATTTCTTTAAAAAATGTTCTCAATGCTTTGGTATCACCTGCTAACATATTTGGTACAAACTT